TAGGACACGATGTTGCCAGAGGCGGCGGAAACTTTAACACTTGGGTACTGAAATATGATAATTACGCCACATTATTAGGGAAGAACGAGGATGGCGACTTGATGAGTGTTACTGGAACCACAATAAGATTTGCTAAAGACAACAATGTTGACTGGAAAGCTGTAAGTATAGACGACACAGGAGTGGGGGCTGGAGAGACAGATAGGCTGATAGAACAGGGATATAGGATAAATTCTGTTAAATTGGGGGCTAGAGCTAGGGAAGATAAAAGATTTATAAATAAAAGAGCAGAGGATTATTGGCAGTTGAAAGAATGGCTTAACCAAGGGGGCAAACTAGACCCAGAGCATGATTGGAGCGAGATACTCGACATTAAATATAAAACTGACAGTAGTGGAAGAATTAAGATAATGAGCAAAGACGAGATGAGGACGAATGGCATTGAGAGTCCAGACATAGCTGATGGTTTGATGCTCGCCTTTGACTCCATTTACACACCAAGGAAAAAAATAAGTGGCGAGAAGAGAAAAAAGAAAAAAACTAAACCAAAACAATTTCGTATGGCTTAGTATGAAACAGCAAATAACAATTAGACAACTCAACGAGATAAATATAATGGAACAGAGAGAGTTTTTTATAAGTTTAGAGAATTCAACTAATTATAGAGAAGTGGGAAACTATTTTATTCCACCTAATATCGGGCAAATGATTGAGTATGTCGGTGGGTGGAGTGCTTTACTAGCTATCTTTTGTTGGTTAATGGGTAAAGATTTGGCTGATACTTTATGGAAAAGTTGTAAATTTTTGTTAAATAAACACGGGGCTTATGAAATACGCAAAAGCAATTAAACAAGCTCGAAAAATGGGAAGGTTAAACTTTTGGGGGCTATATTCAATTGGTTTTGACCCAAACGAATATAAACATAAAACAAGGCGTTTGAAAAAAATAATAAAAGACAAAATTGATTCTAAAAAAGCTAAAGAACCAAGGGGTGATGTATCAAATTGGTATATTTAGAGAATCGAGTCAAGACTCCTTGAAACGCTAAATCGGTGCTATCAAAAGCTTAAATCAAGCCGTGTTGCAAAGTATGGGAAGAAAAAAGGTAAGTATTTTGTTCTTGGCTCGGCGCCTAAGTATATCAAATTAAATTTTAAAACGGGGCTTATGAATTATGAAAAAAGAAGAAGTCACAACGGTAGTTAAAGACCAATCAGATGAAAAACAGGAATTGGTTAAATATGTGTACACAGAAATCAAGTACATGCTTGATAATGTAATGAGCCAATCATACAACGAATTTAACGATAGGAACTTGACTCAATTCTTGGATGACAGCCAAAAAAGGCTTAATTCTTATGTCCCCACAAGAGAGGAGCAAGGCAAGGAAGAATGGCAAGCTAACTTCTTCTCGCCAACTACTCGTAATAAGACTAAAGCTCTAATCGCAGGAATAGCTAAGAATCCACCAGCAGTATCAATATCTGCCTTTGACGAAAAAGACAAACAGTCTGTGCTAAGGGCTAATATAATGAAAACCCTTGTGGACGCAAGTTATGTATCTGGTGAAAAGAATCCACAAATGGATATGTTTTTTGATAGTTGGAGCTGTGCAGGAAATGGCACGGTTATTAAATACGATGGTTATCTAAGAATAAAAGACAAAATTGAGGTTGTAGTTGATTATGACTATGCTACTGGGGAACTTGTGACCGAAGAGAAGGAAGAAATTATCGAAGACGAATGTATTGAAATAGAAATAACAGCACAGAACTTTTTAATCAGAGACGCTTTTATCCGTGATGTACAAGACCAGCCAGCTGTAGCTTGGGTAGATTATGTAGATAAAGACAAGATAGAATTTGAATTTGGACAATTTAAAGACTTCGATTTAATTAAAACAGGCAAAGAATTAGTAGGAGAAGGAGAAATGCAAACCTTTTTCAAGGACGAATGGGACAGCAGAACAGAAAAAAACAAATACGAAGTAGTCCGCTATTATCGTAAATATGGTAAAAATGCAGGCTATAAGATAATCATAAATGGAGTGTGTATTTTAGACGCTCCTTTATTGTGGGGAAAAAAGAAAAAGAAATACCCGTTTGCCAAAACTATCCTTGAACCTTTTGCTAATTCCTCTTTTTTCTGGGGTAATAGTTTGTCTAATATCTTAATGGGTGAACAAGATGTTGAGAATGCCTTTGTTAATTCCTTGACTGATGAAGTATATCGTTCTGTTACTACTCCGATGCTTATTGGGGCAGTTAATAAAGATTACTTTGATTTAGAGGATGAAAACGTGGATGGTGATACTAGAATTTATGTGGAAGATGTTTCTCAAGTTACTCCTATGCCTGTTAAGGGTATCAGCAATGGTGACATAGCAATGCTGAAGATGATTAAGGCTGGAATGGATAGCGATTCAACTGACAGAGTACAAGGTGGTGCAAGTGGTTCAGGAAGTACAGCAAGAGAGATTGTAATTGCTAACGAACGAGCAGAAGAGATAAAAGGTTTGTTCTTTATTATGATGACAGATTTATGGGTACAAAAGTATAGACTAAGAATAATAAATGTAGCAATGAATTATAGCACTCCTAAGATTGGCGCTGTGATTGACGAAAATGGCGTGAAAGAAACAGAAGCAGTATTTAAAACCTTTAGGTTGCCTAGTGTAGAACTATACAATGGCAAAATGGGTACTGAACAGGTTGAAATAGTAGAAGATGAAACTAAAATACAAAGACCATTCGAAATAGATGTTAGAGAGGCAGAAATGGAATTACAGAACGAACCCACTGCTATTACTCAGGTTACTAGAACTTACTTAGATGATTATGAGTATATTGTAAGAGTAGAGCCAGAAGGACTATATCAGAAGTCAAAAGCATTAAAAATGGCGTTAATGGAAGAAAAGATGAACGGTTATGCTACTTTCTTCCCACAGATATTTATGGCTAACCAAAATAAGTTTTTCAAGAATTTTGCTGAAACTTATGGCGATGACCCAGAACCGTATTTGGAGGGAATGGAACAACAAGGTGGCATGGAGCAACTAATGGCAGGAATGGGGCAAGAAGGGGCAGAACAGGCTCCACAGGGCGTGCCGGATACCGCAGGTATGGGTTCATTACCAAATGTTTAATCTTAACAACGGGGATATGTTTAAACCAGCAAAACAATGGATAGCAACAGAAAAAATTAAAAAAGGAGATTTAGTTAGAGTATTATGGAAAAGATATATGAGAAGAATCAAAGTTAGTGATGTTAATATAAGTGGTATATCTGAAAATGATGTGAATAAACACGAAAAAGGAAGCATTATTAAAAGTTTAAATGAAATTTATGAGGCTGATGTTGATTAGATTACTACTCCGCTTATTATCAGACAAGTCCTACAAAATGATTAAGAACGATGTTATCCAAGAATGGTTAATGAGTTTATCAAGCAGTGACAGCGGATATAGAGGATATTATACAATTAGAAAGAGAGCTATTTTAGGATTATTAAGTATAGGACTGGAACAAAAAGAATACTGGACAAATCTAGGCAGGCTCGCAGAATTGAAACATTTGAATCAACTGTCAATGGATTTAATTAAAAAACAAACTACTAAAAAAAAGGAAAGGAAAAAACTTAAGAAAAAATAAATTAAACAATTCAACACGGGGAAACTATTGGTGATTCGTCAGCTGACTCACTAATACGGTGCCCCCGTGTCGTATTAGTAGTCAGCAGAAGAGTCGTCAATAAGACGGCTCTTTTTAGTTATATCGTTCGGTGGTGACCGAATTAAAATAATCATTTGAATATGAGAACACTAGATTCCACAGAAGAAGAAACCCTAAAAGAAGAGGAAGATACCTTTACCGACACTGGGAAGTCGGAAGAAAACGATACTGATGACGAGGAAGATACCTCTAGCAACGATTCAGACTCAGACGTTGGCGACGACGATGAGGATGATGAAGAGTCAGTAGAAGCGTTGAAAGCTCGCTTACAAAAAGCTGAAGAAGACAGGGACAATTACAAAAAAGGAATGTTGTCTGCTAAAAGTAAAAAAAGAGTAGACAAAGGTTTAACTAAAACTAGTAAGCCAGTAGATGTTAATGAGGAAGCAGTGGTTAAAATCCTCTCAAAAAGAGAAGAAAAAAAAGCACTGGTTAATACTATTAGCTCTGCACATTCTGATTATATCCCTGAACTTGTAGATGAGAATCAATACAATGAGATTATAGGGTATTTGCCTAGAAATGTTGATAAAACATCCTATTCTTCCATAGTTCGTGGTCTTAAATTAGCGACGAAAATGTGGAAGGAAGAAAAAGGCATTAAAGATAAATCAGCCAAGAAAGATACTAACTTACAAACTACTAAAACTACAACTGCTTCTAATTCTACTGCAAAGAAGAAAAAGAGTGGTTTAAAACTTTTAGTAGACGATAGCAGTGTTGATTCTTGGTATAACTAACTAAAATATGGCTTTTACACCATACCAAAACGACCACGGAAAATACGTGGACCTTGGTTTTGCCACTGGCACAACCGTGGTTAAAGGAAACGCTGTCGTTGACAATGGCAGTGGCTACATGACTAACGCTTCCGCTGGCGGAACTGTTGATATTCGTTATATAGCTGTAGAGAGCGTAGTTACAACTGCTGATGATGAAAAGGTGCTTTGTGTTTCAACTGTTGGAGTTACTTTCCTAGCTGACTGTGACGCTGCTTGGAGTACAACTGACTTGCATACAGAGGTTGACTTAGCAGCCGCTGGGTCATTGAACCCTGATGCTTCTAATGATGACCTTTTTTATATTGAACGAGGCGTTGGCATTGCAGAAACAGGCACACAAGTAATTGGTCACTTCTTGCAAGGCCCAATGAACGCGTAAATTTAATTTAGCACGGGGCAAAATTAATTTATATGATTAAAACATCCGATTTTCCAGCTTTGTCTGATGACCTACAAAGTATCTTCAACGAGGCTGCTAGAAACGCTCTTGCTGATTTGGTTGGTTTTAAACTCTTCAATGTAAAAGATACAAAAAGAAAAACTTATGACCATCTAATCTTACACGGGATAAGTGGTGCTAAAAAGGTAGCACAGGGTGCAGATTTACCTTCAACTGATTTGGTAGAAGGTGACAGTGTAACTTGGACACAAGCACGATACGGTAATATA